TGGGTCGGCTAAATTTTATTACCGTCTATTGACGGTTGGTTGCACACAAATAAGGAAGCCTCATACACTTAGGAGCACTCGGAGGTCCCTCGAGCGTCATCCTGTTCGTATTGTTGTGTGCAACCAACTGCCAATAGGCAAGTTGGTTAATACTCTTTAAGATTCTCTGTTAACTGAACTACGAGATGCTTACGCCTTATGCTACTCACGCGCTTTCACATAATTTGTCTGTTTATCCTCCAGCAGTACTTGGCTAGCTTTCTCACACTTGGAGCCTGATATCGAAGGCAGGATTCGAACCTGCATATAGGAACACCACTATCCGCAACGAGTCGAACGTTTTTAAGTCTTCGTAATCCTCTAATGACTGCACTACCATTGTGCTACCTCGACATATTATCCCACCCACCCAACCCTGAGTTATATTACTTATACAATAATAGCTTTATAACCCTTTTCTTTTAATTCTTTTTGAAGTTTCTTGGCCTTAGTTTTACTAACAAAAGCTCCGACCTGTACACGATAGAACTTTTTAGAAGTCTCTGTGTCCTTTTTCTTTTTAGACAGTTTTGCTTTAGAAACAATTACTTTTACAATTGCTGAAGCACACTGATCTGCGAACTTATCTGTTAAGATAACAGGTACATCAGTTGAACTATCCATAAAGCCTAATTCTAAAAGTACTGCAGGCATATTTGTTTCACGACATTCATGAAGATCCGCTTTTGCAAGAGGCTGTGATCTGTCTCCTTTTAAGCCCGTAGACTCAATAAGTGCATTGTATAGTTCTTTCTGCCACGCAACAGTCTCAGCATCTGTACTTGTATAAACATAGGCAACAATACCTCCACCTTTACCACCATTAACACCTGCATTGTGATGAATGGATAAATAGAAGTCAGCACCCCAAGAATTTGCACGATTTGAGCGTTCCTCGAGACTAATTGCTTTCTGACCTGTGGTATCATCCAGACGTAATATTTCATAACCTGTGTAATCTTTTAAAAGTTTTTCGACTTTATCTGCTATTCTATTATTTAATACCCATTCTCTGGTTTCTTTAGGGTCTAAAGATTTTAGACATCTCTTACCAGGAGTATATTTATAGTGACCTGCAACTAATGCTATTTTAAAAGACATAATTTACCTCCTATGTAATTTCTTCATTGATTGTAACAATCCAATCAGCACCGTTACCATAACCTGTAAGTCTTATAGCCTGAACCTCTCCAAGGTAATTGAAGTTAGGATCATCTGGATTACCTTTTGTTACAGTAAGTGTTGCATTATTATTTTCATCTACTGCTATAGATACTCCTCCAGATGAAGTAGCCCCATCTTTAAGGTATCCACCATATAAACGACTTCCATTAGCGTCATACACACAATAAGCAAGTTGAGAATATAAATTTGCATTACAAATTATTCCTCCTGTCCTAATTATAACAGGTTTTTCAAGAGTACTGAAGTCAATTATCTTTGTAGCGACATAATTAGAATCTGTTGTAGTTGCAGTTATATTGCCGGTTGATGTAGACACTCGGTAACCTTGAAAGTAATCTTCATCAGCAATATTTATAATGTCAGTATAACCTTCTGTTTCCGGGATATCTGGAGTATCCGGAGTATCTGGAGTATCATTTTCTTGTGCCGTAATAGTAATCACAACATTTCTTGTAGGCTTTGAAAGTGTCAATATACCAGAAGTACTATCCCATTCAAATGTAGCACCAACTACTGAAATATCTGTAGGTAATACAGCGTTTGTATCTGCAGTAAAACTCAATGAAATAATATCTGTTCCGTATATTGTGGTAGCATTATTTTCATCAGCTGTGCAATTAGTCAAAGCAGTTGAAATATTAAATGTTGCTAATTCGACACCTACTTCATAATTCCAAATTCTGTCTATTCCTGCACCATAATTGTAGCAATAAATCACTTTGTTTTTTCGGTCTACTGAAATCATATTAAAAGCCGTTTCAGTAGTACTATTTGCAGTTTTTAAAAATCTACGCTGATTTCCATCTGCATCTGTGTCGCCACATTTTTTATGTACTTCATCATTATAATTTGTAGATGTTCCATACTCGTTATTTCTGCCATAACAAGCATTTGGTATTGTGATGGTTAAAACTTCATTAGTACCTAAAGTTTCTGCTCTGAAGTTATGTAAGTGTCCATGAAAATGGCTAATAAACTCGGCAGTAGCATTACCAAAATCATAATTAATTACAGTAGTGGTATTGTCAAAATTAGTATGTGTTATACTTCCACTTTCTTTACCTTTAAAAGCATTTATAACTGACAATAAGTTATCATTATTATATGTTATATGGTGATGACTAAATACTAAAACTCCCCATTCTGATTCATCTTCCTTACTTGATAAATTGAGAGCTGTATTAATTAACCAAGTCATTTGTTCTCTACTAATATACCAATCTCCAGTTATTTCTTCCGCCGATACATCAGCAGTATTTAGGTAAATAACTCTTATTTTATAATTATCAAAGTCTTTATAACCATAATTTCTGAACTTATTAGCATAATCTGTTACGACACCAATATTATTAGCACCGATGTATGACCAATATTTTTGTTCTCCTTCTTCTGATGTATCAGTTTTCAAATGGTCATGATTACCTTGTAATTGAATTACAGGAGCAGATTTACGAATATCACTAAAACATTCCCTCACATATTTAAAGGCAAGTCTATAGTCTTCATTCACTTTCTCCGTAGTTTCATCATCTTCCGTAGTAAAATATCCTCCGACTGTATCACCAAAAATAGATACCAAGTCAAGCTGTGTCCAATCATTAATTATTGATAAGGCTTTACCTATGTGCCTAATAGCTGGAAATGTATAATCATCTTCATTAGCTACACCATCAGTGTGTATATCGCTTACCCCTGCAAATACAAAGCTATTTGAATTACGTACAGCTAAAATATTATCTGCTATTCTTTGAGCCTCGGACTTAACATAAGAAGGAGTTGTATCTGCTTCAATAGGATTTTTAACTAAATAAGATTCAATAGCGGTTGCAATTTCTTCCTCAGAAATATTACTAGATACAATACCTAAATTATCAATTGAATTGTCTAAATAAGTAATTATCAATTCCCTGGATTCGCTCAACTTAACTTCTTTAACAAGACTATAATCTGTATAATTAATCTTTGCTATAATTGAAAATACTGTTTTTAAAAGAGGACCTATATAATCAAAAGAATTTATGGTCTCAACAACTATATCTTCACCATATATACCATAACCTCTGGAATTTTTGATTGAAGTAGTTAAAGATTCATCAAAAGTATATACCTTTTTAAAATAAGCTATAAAATTACTATCTGTATCATATTCTACGTTTTTACCTAATATAAGAGTAGTACCTTTGAGTTCTCCATTCGTATATCCTGATAAACGCATTACCAATTGTTTATAAGAATTTGAAGCCATCACAGCAACTATGTCATTTGAATCTGTAAGAAGAACCGAGTAATCATTAGAACCTAAAGACAACATTTCATTTAATAATGCTAATGCTTCTTCTTCCTCTTTTTCTACAGCGACTGTACGTGTAATTAGTTCTACAACTAATTCTCTATCTTCAGGTATAACAATATTTTCATCTCTAACTACAGATTCCTCTACCTGAATATTAAAATACATTGTAGTAAGCTTCGCTTCAGAAGGGTCACCAGATACAATAGAAATGTCACATACCAAAGTACCTTCCAACTCAAGCATCCAAGGGGTTAAAGGTACTTGTACTGTACCATCATCATTTACTGTACCTACAAATACATTTTCTGCTTTATCAGAACGTTCTACATTTAACAGTACAGTATAACTAGGATCAATTATAAGATCTTTTCCATCAGCCTGAATACGCACATTTAAAAAACGAGAATTAAGGTCATTCTGCTTGGCGTATATAGCTCTTGTAGTACCACGTTTAATTACGTCAGTACTTATTTCTCTTATAATATGTAATGCCAAAATAAATCACTCCTTTATGTAATATAGCGATGCCTCAACCACCTTATGGGCGGTAAGTTGCACCTAATAAGTTTATTTTAATAACTTTTGAGAAGGCGGACAGACCTTTAACGGAGGAAGCTATTCTTTGTCCTGGTTGTTTAGGTATGTTGAGATGACAACCTAACTCACATACTCTTGAATCTCGTCTGGTTCCGAGACGTCACATCAAATAGCTTATACTACTTATCTTAGGTGCAACTTACTGACCACAAGTCAGTCTTTATATTTCTTTCTATTTTTAATTGCAAAGAATGCTGCTTTTCGAGCAGGAGTCATTAAGGATCTCGAAAGTGTATCTTGTCTTATTGCTTCCTGATTTGCATCCCATAATTTTTTCTGTTTTATGTAATCTGAACATGTACTATGACACCCTGGGTATCTTTTTGGAGCTACGCAGTAATGACAACATTCAAAGAATCTCATTAAATATACCTCTTATATAAGAAATAGGAGCTGGTAGTCTCGTCGCAATACCCGGGGCAACGCCATTTATCCTGAACTGCCAATTTCAGGCACTCCTTATTCTTTTGTAAAGTTATTTAAGGTGCAAAGATTTGCTTTGCGGTAGGGTTGATGTAATCTTTACCTACACCTAAACGAGTTTTTGCTGGCCACTTTTGTTTTGGTAATGTAGTAGCACAGAATTTACCAGACATATCAGTATATGTATGAACTACTACATCAAAGAAAGCGGGCATTTCAGCAGTCATCTTACCATGTATCGCAGGTCCTTTAATTACTTCACCTGTAATTTCATTTTTGTCAACTTTTTCCTGCATTGTAAAGATTTGGTTAACCGTAAGACCCTTAAGTTGTTCAATCGCTAATTTATTAAGGTCTGTAAGCATTCCCCAGTGTTGAATCAGTACATTCTTTCTGAAATCAATATTTTTACCTGCAGGAGTATTAAGACTTTCATTTTTACGAAGCTGTTGCATCATACTCCACTGTATTTCTGACCAAGTATCCCATACAATCCAATCGAACGGATGCTCAATAGTTGCACCGAGGGCTTTCGACCATTCTTTGGGGTCATTTTTAACAATGAGTTTAAATGCTTTGTCGAGGTCTCCGAACTGGTCAAATGTTGTAATTGTAATGTTATCCTTCATCTTTTGGGTGATATCCGGTGCATTTACAATTGTTTTATATCCCTGGTCTATATCGATTACTAAGACTCTGCCGATCTCTCCAAGAGTTCCTATTAAATGTGTTTTTCCTGTTCCTGAACCTCCATATACGAGAGCAAAGATTTTATCGTTAGTATTTTGATTCTTATCAATTACTTGCATTAGTTTATCCCTCTTTTCTATACATATATTATATAATAAATCTCTGAAAAAAGCAAGAGAACTAATACAAATTTTTTCAGGTTTTTATTTTAGCAACCTCTTTTTTAAAACTGATTTCAGAGATTTGTTGTTATACTAGGTGCCCTTACAGGCTGTTATATGCATCGAGAAGTGCTTTAAATTCTGGACAACGTTCTGCAAATACCTCCAGAGCAATAGAACTCTCCAATTCTTTCTTCTTACGCATAAGTTCTTTGTACAACTTTTTCTTTTCTTCCTGACGTACAATTTCACTTAAATATGGTCCAATATCTACAGGAGCTACTACATAAGACATATCTTCAAAATCTGAAAGAACATTTAAAGTAGTTACAGCGCATACCTGGAAACCATTTTGACAACTTACAACTACGAAGTCGCCTATTTTAGGTTTAGGCATACCTGGCAGAAGTTTATAGAAGTACTCTTTTGAACGTGGATTTACTTCTACAATACAGTTACGTCCTACATATTCAGGAAATCTACAACCGATAATGTCTGTCTCTGGAAATTTAATATTTGTCATTTTAATATCCTCCTTATTTATCATTTGTACGTTCAGCCTTCTCTTCGAGATGGTCTGACTCTCTTACTTTGAATTCCTCCTGGAACTCATTAATTACTTCGTCTTTATCTAAGGTTGAGTACATATAGGTTTCGCATATGGTTCTATAGTCACACATTGAACAACCAAAGTAAGACGGACTAGGTATTCCGGGATCATTACTAACAACAGACTGATGACATGCACAACAAGTACCAAAGAAAGCACGCATAAAATTCTTCATGTCACTCTCAGGATACTTACATAATGTTCTCTGATATTTAAAGTCTCTAAGAAGCTTTTTAACTTCGTTGATGTATATACCACCTAAATGAACAGGTTCAAAACCTTCGTCATTTTTATGCTTTTCATTGTATTCCTCTATGTAGATATTCAATGCATGTGTATATACACGAGGCTGTTCATCCATCCACATAAAGCTGGTATCACGGAAATTCTTGCAGGTCTTGTGCTCGAAGCCATAGATAGCATTCTCCGCAACATCCAGAACGATCATATCGATCGAACCACAAACCTCTACATCG